AAAAGCCGGGTTGGTAGTAAAGGAATCGTCGGCAAAAGTCATAGCCTTAGCAGCTTGCGCGTCTGCGGCCTTGACGTAATCGCGTGAGTCATCATTACCGAGAGACGCTTTAATGGTGTGCTCGAGGTATTGCGCTTTTGTGCGAATTGGGTGGCGTACTTCCATCGCTGTGACGGTTACGCGGGGACGCGAGGCTTCGACCTTTTCGGCTTCTACCTCGACGGCTGGAGTGTCGGGGTTTTCCACGACGGCCTCGCTTTCGGTTGGTTGGGTTGGGTTTTCTTCGATAGTTTCCGGTTCGCTTTCGCTAGCGGCAACGGTAACGACTTCGGCGCTCTTAAACGCTGGAGTGTGGACGAGGCTCGTTTCTTGGAGCTCGGCGCTTTGTACGTAAAGCGTGTCGCCGCGCTCCACGGACTTATGAACGAGTACGCCGACGCTAAGCCCATCGCGTAAATCTGACGCCTCAATAAGTGCGTCATTCCCGCGCGTAGTTTCGGCTACCTTAAATTGAGCAAAAATACCTGCCTCGGTTTCTTGCACGTTAATAGCACGGCCTACCGGTTGTTTAGGATCGTGCTCGAGGAGCAACTTAAATCGCTCGTTAGGAATAGCAATAGACCCACGCTCGAAAACTACTTTTCCGACGGAGGTAAAACCGGGTTCATTAAACGGGACTATTTTACCGGAGATTATTCGGCGGGTAGAATCTGCCGCCTCTATTGTTCCACTAAACGTCAATAATTTCTGATCCATTAGGCGTCAAGTCCTCCATTTCTCTTGCTTGCTCGATTGTAATAAGACCTAAGGAAAGCAGTTTCTCCGTTACTTGTAGGCGTGTGAGAGCGTCTGACCTTAGGAATCCGTCATCTAGTCCCGCACGTACGTAATTTTGATTGCTAGTAATATCGTTCATAGAGAGGCGACCTTCTACTGCCTCGATATACGGGCGCAAGGACATATCCACGAATTGACGCCTCTCGTCAATAACGTTGGCATAGGTGAGACTGTTATTCATATCTGCCGACAACATATACGCCGGGATATTGCACATACGCGCTATCTCTGTTGCAAGGAATTGTAGAAAATCGTTATAGCCCATTTCCTTTGGACTAAAGCTCGTTGTCTTAAACTCGAGAGCTGCGTTTAAGTATCCTACGTTATTTTGTAAACGTGATTGCTTCCACTTAGCCAAAAGACCCACTATTTGATCTTCCGGTAAGTCTGCGCCGGTATTTTTAATATAACCGCTTTGTATTGGTGTACGTGCGTTTACACTTGCAGCATATTGCGCGTCTATCGCTGCGCGAATAGTTTGGCCGCCTATGTTAAGTATTCCGTCGTTTAATGATTGGAAAGTAATCAAACTACCGAGTCCGTCCATTGGACGCACGCGACCGTCTACTGAGTAACCGATTACGAGTGTGGAGTTCTCGTTATATCGTGGCGTGACGCGTTCATTAGCAACCCACGCAAAACGCGAAGGGCGACCAGTTCCGTCCGCGTATTGTTCGACTACTTCCCAATATGCAACGCCGTAAAAAAATAAACTATCGGCGGTGTATGCCATAGTTACTTGACGCGGTTGATTGCGATCGGGTTGCTCAAGCCATAAGGGAGAGGCTAATTCTTGTCCGGTACTTTTACGGTATAAATGAAACGGTGTAGTGCCAATAATTCCGCAGATTAAATCTCTCGCTTTTTTAATGCTCGGTACGCTCAAGGCTTCTTGACGAGTAACAAATTTTCCGGCAGTTGCAAAATAATTGTAATTCGTATATTCCGGTAACGTCATTACCGGCGGCGCATATTGCGCCTCTATTTTGGGGTTGGGGAATAAAGTCTCGGCTACGGTATTGAGAAACCCCACGTGCGTAGTTTAGGGCAATATGCCGACATTTGTCCGAATTGCCCCGGCGTGTCTAGGCGACGTATATAACGGGTTTACTTTGTGGCGTGGAGGAGTGCCAGCTCACCATAGCCGCACCAATCGCCGCGCATATCTCCCCGGAGGATCGCCGACGTACCAATCTCCACCCGTGCTCGGAAATCTTGCTCGAGCAGTTGTTTACCGCGTCCACGAGGGTCGCCTCTTTCTTATGACGCAAAACCCGAGCGCTCATCATTTGAGCGAATCGGTGAGCGGCCTCTACTTGGCTTTTGCCGGAGCAATCGGCCATAGCAACGCCGGAAGCGGCTAGATAGGTCGCCGTATTTTGGGACATATAGCGATCATAGAGCGTGACTCTTGGCCGCCACTTTTGCACGTGTGCGTTGATGTCGCTAGCGAGCTTTACCTCATCGAGCGGGTTTTGAGCGTTCCACTCTTGCAATACGAATAGGTGCACAAAATCCCCAACCTTTTGACCGGCCACGAGTACCGCGTGCCGCTGCGTATGGGATTTATCGAAAGCAAAGTAAAGGTCGCCGCCCTCGACTAGCGTAATACTCTCGTCGGCGCACTCGTCAAAAGCTCCGGCCTCAAACGGGCTCGCCGTATTATCTAACCATTGGCAGAGCACTTCGCACCTAAAGGCCATTGGATCATTAGTAGCCGCTAAGTGTTTGAGAGTTTCGAGCTCGAGATAATGCCCCAGCGCCGGGCAGGACTCGACCCACCCTTTCACGTCCATAATGTCCCGGGAAGGGTGAGCGCTCCACTCCAACCACGCGAGGGTAGGAGAAGCTCCCGAAAGGGCGCGTTCGCGCAGGGAATTGAGCACCGTCGAGTTCTTGTCTCCCGCGTTGCTCACGGTGAGCACTTGAGCTTTTCGAGCGTTGGTCGTATAGATCGCCGCGTCGTAGGTGTCCTGGTCAATCGCCCGAAGCTCGTCAATAAAAAGGAAATCGGCGCTCATACCACGAGCACCGTTAGGGGTAGCAGCAACGACGGAAATCTGCGCTCCGTTCTTAAACATAATACGTTCGGCGCCATTGGTCGTGTAGGTCGCTTGCCACTCGGTTTTAAGCCGTGGCGTATTGCGAATTAGCCAATCTATTTGACGCCACGTAATGAGGGAGAGTTTTCGGTTCACGGCCATAAGGATCACGTCCTTTTCGCCAAAAAGGTATATTCCGGCCAAAATACGCAAAGCGGCTAAAAAGGTCTTTCCTTGCTGGCGACCGCAGATTAAACCGAGCTGTCGGTACTGCCAGCGCTCGCCGTCCATTTTGAGAATCTCACCTAGAGCGTTTTTTTGCCACGGCATAAGTGTTATGCCAATATCTTCGGCGAACTGCAAGGCCTCGGCTACCCGGCTCTGATCGCCTTCTCTTATGACGCTGTGAATACGTGGGATAGGGCTACCAACTACCGCCCCCACGGGAGCTGAAACATTTTTGCCCTGATCGGCTTGGACTTCCGTTATGTCCGTTTTGTTATCGTTTGGAATCGGGTCAAATCCGGACAACTCGGATAAATCAGAGATTACAAAAGATTGGGGGGGTGCTTTCTGCGTCAAAAAAAGACCATTTTGACTAAGCTTATTCGACTTCTTGAGGTTGCAAGGGCGGCATATCGCCGCAAGATTCTCGTAGCTATCCTCGCCTCCGCGAGAGATTGGGATTAGATGATCTACCTCGTTGGCTTCACCCTGGCAGACGTAGCACGTGCGGTTATCGCGTACTAACACGTCCGCTCTTATCCTGCGATACGCTGCATTATCTCTACCTTTTGGTCTTGGCATTAGTACCAACCTTTACGCTTGCTATGATCCCACGCCTTACACGCTCCATTTTTACCGTATCGGTGCTCAACGTAATTTAACCCCCACAATATCTGAGAGTAAGGGTTAGCCAAGAAGTCTGCTTTAGCTTTATCGCTGGCTTTTCTCATATGACGCTGAGGTATCCCGTAATCGTGAGTGGGGCTAATGCTGGCAGGGTTCCAGCGTGACTCCTTATGCCATAGCTTTTTAATGCAGGAGAATTGCTCTTTATCGAGGAGAGACTTGGTTAAAGCGTGATAGTGAGCGATAGACATAACTATGCTTAAACCCCGTATTATTATTGTTTTATTAACTACCGTTTTAG